TTTTCATCATCCCGACAATAATTATGGAACTGACGGAGTGCGTCAAGAAGCTTTCAATGTCGCAAGTAATGTCTACCTTGTGAACGATAACGGCAACGCAGTTTCGCTCGAAATGCCCACCCCACAAATCGTGGAAAAAGAGGTAATTAGGGAGGTTGAGAAAGAGGTAATAAAAGAGGTGGAAAAGCCCTTAAGCGAATTAGAGCAATCTATTCTTGATATTGCAAAGCGTTGTTTAAAAGATGAGAACAACGAGGGGCAAATGATTGATGCGGAAAATATATCTCTCTTTAAGGGTGGAATGTACGCTTTAAGAGCGTTCCAAAATATCCCTACATCTGCTATTAATTCAGCCTCAACAGAGGATAGAAAGAACTATTTAGACTTCTTTAAAAGGGCGACAGCGGAATATCCTTATTTAGCTCTTACAAAGTATATACAAAAGGCAGGCGAAGCACCACTTGAGTTTTCGACAGGCTCAAACGTTAAAAGCATTCTAATAGACGATTGCGAATTTAACGAAATTAGGTTAGATTGCATTAGTACAGAAGTTATAGCAGACAGAGGTTTAAGAATGTTCCAAAATTCAGATATTAAACGTTTGGTTTTATCTGGTGGTAGCGTATTGCAAACACTTAAGAATTTTGAAGCGTTTGATTTTGTTCGTGAAGTTGTATTTGATGGCACAGTGCTTCCTTTACCCACCGCACTTGAGATATTGCACGCTTTGCCCCAAAATCGCTCTTGGAATAGACACAGCTCTAACGACTCAACTATAACACCTGTATTGCGTTTCAAAAATATTGCAGGTATGTCTCACGACATTCTCTCTCATTTTGCGGATAAAGGATATACCGATGTTTCACTAATAGAGGGAGAGTTCGACGAAAGTGCTGTTTACGTTGCAGAACAGACAAATAATAGCGATAATTCAAACGCTTTGCAAACTCTACTTAATGGTATCGAGAATACAGGCTTAACGGAGCAAGTTTTAAAGGGAATGATTGTTGAGAAAAAGTACGAAAGCAACGAGAATATTTTTAACTCTCCATTTGAGGAGGGCGAAAAAGAAGCACTTATCGAATACCGCAAGTATTTAGCTCTTAATCCCAAATATAGCCGTGAGGGTTTGTTCAAAAGACTTACGGCAGATAACTTAGAAGTTGTTTTGTATGGTCAAGACTTTGCAAGAATGTTTGATTACGCAAATATAAAGCATTTAACGCTTTCATTCAAAGGCTCTCCAAGTCGTTTTGGTGATATTTTTAGCTATACGAATGGAGAGACACTCGAGGTGAAAATAGGTGTTGGAGCATATCCTAACAATAAGCTTAGAGAGCTTTTTGCAGAAGTAAAAACTATTGGTGAGCAATTTGGCACAAGTCTAAAGAAGCTAATAGTTACTATTTGTAAAGATGAAAAGACACCTTTTGAGCAAGGAGAGTATGAAAATTCTTGGCATTATTACGGGTTTAGAAATGACACCTTTAAGTATTGGGATTTGCTTCCAAGTCTTGGACTTGGTGGAAAGGATTTAAGAGGTAAAATTGAGTTCGATACAAACGTGCTTCTATCTCCTGAGGGTTGGAATAAAATCCAAGAGCTGGGTTATGTAGTTTCTGAAAGCAAGAAATATAGTGGTCCTGCAATGGAGGACTTTAGTTTGTAAAATTTAATTCTGTTTGCGTATGATTTTTTACGACAAAAACGACAGAGAGATAATAAATGTGCAAGTAGATGATACTAGTTATCACTACTGCACAATTATGGGCGAAGATGAGCTTTCAATTAAGTTCAATCTTGCCAAACACGTTGAATTGCCAATAGGTTGTTATTGTGTTTTTAATAACGCAAAATACACCTTATTAAAAGCTGAAAATGTAAATATCGTGCATTCTAGACGCTATGAATATACACTTACATTGCAAAGCGAAGCTGGCAAGGCTAAAATGTGGAAATTTAGAAACCTTATTGACGGCAGATTAAAATTCCCTTTGACCGCAAAACCAAAGGAGCATTTGCAACTACTTGTTGATAATTTAAACAAGCGAGAGCAAGGTTGGACTGTTGGCGAATGTATAGAGCGTGAAGAGAAATTAATCAACTATGACCACGCCTATTGCTTTGATGCACTTACACAAATGGCAACGGAGTTTAACACCGAGTTTGAGATAAAAAACAAGCGTGTTTCGCTCAAAAAGGTTGAATATCACAAGGAAAACCCTTTGCCCCTTTCTTATGGCTATAACAACGGCTTGAGAAGCGGAGTTTTGCGCCAAAATGCAAGCGACAAAGCACCTGTGGAAGTGCTATTTGTTCAAGGTGGAGAGCGCAATATTGATAAAAGCAAATATGGTAGCGCAACTTTGCATCTTCCAAAGGGTGTAACTCTGGCTTTTGACGGAGTTAAATTCGAGGATGAACAAGGTTTTAATCGTATAGTTGAGCGAGTTTACAAGACCGATGAGCAAGGGTTATCGATTACAAGAGCAGACAAGCAAAATGAAAGCCTAGCAGAGGATAGTTTCGATGCAACAAGCATTTATCCCTCAAGGGTTGGAATTTGCTCAAGCGTGGAAAGTGTAAATAACAAATGGTTTGACATTGTGGATAACACGATACCACAAGAATTGGACTTCTCAAAATGCCTTATAGCAGGTGAAACGATGACTATTATCTTTCAATCGGGAATGCTTGCAGGCAGGGAATTTGAGGTAAAATACATTCACAACAAAGTTGGGCAAAAGAAAGCTAGACGATTTGAAATTGTACCGCAAGAAATTGACGGAATTTCAATGCCTAATAATGTTTTTGCGCCTAAAGTGGGTGATAAATACGCAATTTTTCATTGCTTATTACCCAAAAGCTATATAAACGACAGCAAGACAAAAAGCGGTGCAGAGTGGGAAATGCTAAGAACTGCTATTCGTTATATGTACGACAACGAAGATGCAAAGTTTACATTTAAAGGAGAAATCGACCCTGTTTGGGCAAAGCGTGAATGGGTTAACATTGGCGACAAATTAAAGGTAGGGTCTTCGGTTTATTTCTCTGACCCCCAAGTTATTGTAGAGGGTGCAGTCGTGAGAATAACAGGCGTAAAAACGTTACTTAACAGCCCTTATGAGCTTGAAATTGAGCTATCAAATAAGACTATTTCTGCAAGCGTTTCAGCCCGTTTAAACGCTCTCGAAAGCGATTTAATTAGCGTTGAAACAAAGCATCAAGAAGCAATCCAATTCACAAAAAGACGTTTTAGAGATGCCAAAGAAACGGCAGAAATGATTACAAAAGCAATGCTTTCAAACTTTGGCAATTCGATTAGTCCCGCAACAATTCAAACTATGTCGATGCTTGTAGGCGATGAATCATTACAATTTAGGTTTGTGTCGGCAAAAAAACCGCCTTTTATGCAAGTTTCTCACCGCTTTATTTATGATAGCGGAAGTAAAACATTCATTGCAGAGAGTGGAATAATCCAACATATGACGCTTGGAATAAAAGTCATTAAGCCTCAACACCAATATAGCGATTATCGCTTTTGGGAGGTAGAGAGATTTGCGTCTGCAAGCCTTAATGAAGCCGATAAGCGTTATTATCTTTACATCAAGGCAAACAAAGCTGATGATAAGGCGGTATTCTTGCTTTCAGAGAGTGCAAAAGAGCTAGAGGGAGATAACCATTACCACTTTTTAGTTGGCGTCTTGAATAGCGAGCAAAACGATGAACGTTCATTTGTAACTCTATACGGATTTACAGAGGTTTTGCCCTCGAGGATAACCACAGATAAAATCGTGAGTACAGACGGAACAACTTACTTCGATTTGGTGGAAAATGTAATTGCAGGTCGTATAAATTTCAAAGACGGAATTATATCAGGTTTGGTTGGAGCATCTGACGAGAATAGCGCAGTAAATTCAGGCTTAAACGGCAAAAACGACAGCGCAAATCCTGTGAGAATTTGGGCAGGTGCAAGCGAGAACAACATAACAAAAGCACCTTTTAGAGTTTACAACGACGGCTCAATTTACGCAGAGAATATTACAATTGGCAAAAGCTCTACTTTTAGCGGTGAGGTAAAAGGCGTTACAGGTAGTTTTAAAAAGCTTATTTGTGTGAATGAGGCAGGAAAAGAGGTAGGTTCAATTCGCTTTAGCACTGACGGGAAAATGTGGTTTGCAGGCGACATTTATCATCAAGGTTATAACGATGTCTCTAAACGCTCTCACCGCTTCTATTCTTCGGAGATTTGGTGTCGTGGTATATTTGGCTCGAAAGAAAGAGCTACAATGGTAGTTAAGGGCGATTACGGAGAACTCTATACAAATGGGCTTGGAGATAGCGAAAAACGCTTTGTAAGAGTTGCTTTTAACAAACGTACAGAACGTGGACTTACCTATTACGAAATCCCCCTATATGGATTTGATGATGATGCAGCGGCTTTCCCTGTTGATTTGTTAATCTTAAATTGCCCTCAAGTTTATAACTTTGAGTTGCGTTCAATTGAGAGTAAGATAGTAGAGGTTGTTAATGCAAATGACAATACAAGCCAAAACATCTTTGCGGGTGGTTTCCCCCGTGAAATAAAGGGAGGAGAGGTAACTTCTTG